AATAGACCTTGAGCTTGATTGAGTAAGTCGGCTCTGATCTCAAAGCCTGATTTTGGTTGTGACATAATTTCCTCCTGTGTGTATGTGTGTTAATGTCATAGGTATATAGGCATAAAAAAAGGGCGCATGTGCGCCCTTTTAGTTTGAATCGTTTGATTCTTACAGAATGTTGGAAACTGCCATCTTTCTGTAGTATACATTCTGACCAGCTGAGTCTGAAGTAAATGGATTTACTTGCATACCATATCTAGTCTTGAAGCCAATTTTTGGCTGGAATGTATTCTCGCCAACTGCACGGACCATTTGTAATGGTACATATGGGCAGTAGAAGAGACCAGCGTCATAAGGGTTTGACCCTCTATAACCAACTGTCATGTAGTTTTCTACAGCATATGGATCAACATATACTTTAACTCTACCGTTAAGGACACCAGCAAAAGTGTTGCCTGTGTCATCAACATTTAAGTCAGTTGACAATGAAGGAGCGTAATCTAATACTCCTGCCATTGATAAAGCTGATGCTACATCTGAAGAACAAAGGATGAAGTTACCCTTTCCTCTTCTTGTGTTCTTAGCGATTTGGTTTGCTTCTCTCTCGATTTGGAAAAGAAGACCCTTGAATTTTTCAACTGACCATCTTCCGTTGGCGTCTACATCAAGGTTGAAAGTACCAGCAGAAGCTGTATCAGCTGCACCAACTTGTGCTTGGATATTTACTTCTCTGACTACTTCTCTGTTAATCTCTGCTAAGATTTCTGATGAAAGAATGTTTGCGAGTTCTGATTCTGCATCAAGACCGTGGATTGCTTTAAGGTCTTGAGAAAGCTCTAATGAGTACTCTGCTTTTAATGCTCTTGAAACTGCTGTTACTGTGCTTCTCTCGATTGTGAAAGACATTGAAGCGAAGTGATTTGAAGCACCATCGCCTAATGATTCAGCGGCTGCAGTGGACATACCTGTACTTGTAGTACTTTCGTATGAAGGTGAAGAAGTATCAAAAGGATCAGTGATAGGTTGAGAGTCAACACCATCTGTTAGTGGGTCAGCAGCAGCTGAATGAGCAGTTCTTGGCTCATTGAATAGTGCTTCTGACTGTTCTAGTCTTGATCCTGATGGATAATCTTGGTATCTTGCCTTCATAGCGAAGATTAGACCAGTTGGTCCAGTCATTGGTTGAACACCGCAAATGTCGTATGCAACGAGATTTGGCATAGCTCTTCTAACTAATGAGATCAAAATTGGATCCCAATTGTTAATAGCAGCTCCAGTAGAGTTTAAAGGTGCAGCCTCGGCAAGAGCAGCTCTATCTTCTTGAAGAGCTTTTTCTTGGTTTTCCAAGATAACTGCTGTAACCGCTTTCTTGTAGTTATCACCGATCTCAGGAAGATCAGAATGTTCTAGAATTGGCGACCACTTTTCTTGTAAGTTTTCTGATAAAAACATTTTACTTTATTTCCTTACCCTAATGGTTTTAGTTTGCTTATAGCAGTTGAATACTGAGTCATTGTAGGATCGATTACTTTCTCTTGTCCTTCGACTTCGAAAGAACCTGTTCCTTCTTCTACTACAGTTTCTTCTGCAATTGTTTCACTTTCTTTTGGGAAGTATGCTTCTTTTAACTCAGAAACTTTCTCAGCGAAATCTTCTGTGTCTTTGAAATCTACTCCTTTAGATAATGAAACTAGTTTCTCTTGTTGTGACTCAGATAGGTCTTTGCAGGCCTCTCTGACAACATTGTCTCTTTTGAGTTGGTCGTTCTCTTCAGATAGTTCCATATTTCTTGAAACTTCACTGTCAAGTTTGTCTTCCATCTCATCGAGACGATTTGCGAGTTCATCCATGACATTGTACTTATCTTCTGGAACTTCAACATAATGTTCTACGAACAATGTTTTTAGCCCTTCAATGAAGTTATCTGTCATTTCTGATCTCAATCCTCTTTCGATTGCAAGTTCGTTTTCTTTCGTCCACTCTTCTGCACAATAAGAAAGATACTTATCGACTGCCTCTGCGAGGTCGTCTTTTACTTTCTCAATTGAGGATTTTAGTGATTCTTCGTGATCTTTAGAAAGTTGTTCTTTAATTTCTTCAACTTTTGATGATACAGCGGCTTTGAAGATTGTTCTAGCTTTCTCTTGGTTCTCTTCTGATAATTCAAGAGCCTCTGAGATTTTTTCTAGGTCGTCTTCTACTTCCATCTCAACTAGATCAGATTCGACTTCTGCGGACTCTTCGACTTCTTTCTCGTCTTTTTTGTCCTCGTCTTCGTCTTCCTCTTCTTCTTTTTTCATCATTGCGTTGATTTTTTTGTAACCTTCTTCGACCTCGTCTTCGTCTTTCTTTTTCATAAGTTCAACGATAGAACGAGCGATTTCTGCTTTTGACAAGGATTCGTCAACTTCTGCTTCAGACATTTTGCTGTACATAGCCTGAAGTGATTCTTTATCCATACCTTTCATAGCGTTGACCATTGCCTTGATCATTTCCATTTTAGAAGGTTTTTCGTCTTCTGACTCTTCTTCTTCTGAAACTTTTTTCAATTTTTGTTGTGGTTCTGCTTTGTCAGCGCCTTTTGTTTGGGCGTCTGATACTTGACCAACTGATTTTTCAGCAGCCTTTACAGAATCAACGGCTTTGTCAACAGGATTTTCTTCAGGTTTGACGACTTCACCTTTGCCTTGACCAATTTCGGCGGCATCGGATGAACCTTGTTTAACAGGTTTGCTGTCCCCTTTCTCAGCTTTTGATTCAGGTGCTTCTGAAAGCACTTCGTCAATTGCCTCGTGTAGGTTTTTTTCTAAATCTGCCATGTTTTCTCCTGTTTGAGTAAATACTCTTTTATTTATATGTTAGAGCTTCTCTACGAAGCTTTTCCATAGGTTAAGTTTGGTTTCCTCTAGTTTTGAGACTTTAGCAGTGCGTAATTCTTTTTGCATTGCATCGAATTCTCTTGCTTTTAGAATACCAGACTCGTAGTACCATTCTACTCCTTCCATAATGCCTTCTACGAAAGCCTCTGGAGCAGACGGGTCAGCGACTATATCAGCGGCAGTTGCCAACTGGAAGTCACCTTTTACGACTTGAGCGCCATTCTTTTGTTCTAGTGAACCTAGACCTCTAGAAGAGACACCAAGTTTTGCACCATCATCAATCAAGTTTCTTACGATTTGACCGTTAGGTGTTGTTAAAATTTTTGCTCTACCAACATAATTATTACCATCTTCTTCGAGTTTAGTAATCATATGTGATACTTTGTCTAAATTGATTGTTGGACCGTCTGGATGACCTAATTCACCAAACGCTCTGTCTTGTTCTACAAATTCTTTATTGTATCGTGCAACCTCTTTCTTCATGATATCTTTTGGATATACACGACCATTTCTATTCTTGATCTCAGATTGCATGAATACGCCTTCGATAAAATAATCTTTCTTACCGTTCTCGTTTTGCTCAACGATTACAGGTTCTATTGCGTAGTTTTGATATTCGCTAATTAATTTCATTTATTGCTCCTAAAATCTCTTCTAGAGATATATTATCTTCACGCATCTGCATCATAACTTTTTTAATATCTTTCATTTCTTTCTCGGCGTCTTTTAAATTTCTATACGGATCGCCCATAGATACACCATCTACATAGACATGTACCTTACCTCGTTTGTCTTCAGCGTAGATGATATCGAGTTGTTCTCTTCCAGCTCTTTCTTTACTACGCTTAAGTTCCTTCTGACCACTAGGTATCTTAAACTTTGCTTCGTCTAACTCAACTTTCAGTTGTGTCCAGGTCTTGCTCATCTGTCTGTTTGTCCATCCAACTTGTAGATGCCTCGACTCTCTTCATATCTACTGAGTCAGCAGCCTTTTGTTTCATTGCATCAAAGACTGAATCTTTAGCATCTTGTAATTTACCAGCTTCAATCTGGTCTACTATTTTTCTACTTAAATCACTCATATTTTATTAGAAGTCTAAATCGTCTTCTTCTCCTTCTTCACCGTGTCCTTCGGCTTCAATCTGAGAGTCCATCTCTTTGATATCTACCTCAGTCTGTCTTAGTACATGTTTTCTGATATACTCATCTGAGTAATACTTACCGATGTACTCGGACATTTGTCCTAATAGGTCCATTCTTTCTCTCATGATTTCGCCTTCTTTCAACTCTGTAAAATGGTTGTCAGTTGCAAAATCATATTGAATAAAGTCTTTGACCTTATCAAATTCATCAGCTGATAATACATTCTTTAATACCAACTGAGTTCTTAACAAGTCTGTAAAACATCTAGCAAACTTCATTTGAAGTCTCTTAGTAAACTTGTTAAACTTCAATTCGTCTCTAGAAATCTCTGAAGCACGACCCATGTTAAAACCATTGTCTGCTTCCATTCTAGAAACAGGTACATTGAGAGATCGATATAACTTCTTCTTGAAGTATTCGATATCTTCTACATCACCTAAGTTTTGTCCACCTGGTAATGTAGATATCTCTGTACCTCGACCACCTTCTCTTCTTGGTAGCCAGTAATCTTCTAGCATTGACATGTGGCGTCTATCATCTTTGATTTCGCCTGTATCTGCATTATAAACAAGTTTATTACGATACTTGTTCATAACATCGGCAAGATACTGTTCTGCCTTTGCCTTTGGAAGGTTACCTACATCAATGTAGAAAATCCTTCTTTCAGGTGCTCTTGATATACGATAGATAACAAGTGCATCTTCCATCATTGATAACTGATTAGCAGTCTTCAATGACTTATGTAGATATCCAATAACTACATTTCTTGTGTGATCTAACATACCAGAAGTTGTATATGATACTGCCTCTGGTGCGATCTTGAGAGTAGAACCCTCATTCGGATTCGCTTTATCGAATCCTTTATCGTTGAAGACATAAAACTCTTCAACTTTTTTAATTCTTTCGACTCCTGTTTTGGCGTCTTTTTCTTTTTCTACATTACGAACTTTTTTGATTTTGAGTGGATCAACATTTCTAATATCGACCATGCCTTTTTGTGGCTGCTTAGAATCTACTACTTTATGAAAGTAGATTCTGCCATCGACATACCATTTTCTGAATATTTCATGAGAGTTCTGATTGAACTTCATTAAAGAGAGGATGTGCCTGAATTCGTCCTGTACTTTATTTTTAATACTATCTGAGAGACCTGTTTCTCTCAAATCGACTGCGACAATCCTATCTTGAGTATCAGAAACGACACATTCGTTTACTATGTCTTCGATAGCTGCATCACATTCAGGTACTAATGATGTTTCTCTATATCTATTAATAAGAGAAATCTCATTTTTAATACCGCCTTCCATATCGACATATGAACCATATGCCCCACCTGATATAAAACCAGATGCACTTTGGGAAATGATAGGTGTACCATCATCTACCTGAGGTGCTACGAAAGAAGGTGCCGACCTTTTTTCGACATCTATTTCTCGTAATTCATCTTTCTTACGAGTTATTTCAAACCCAAATATTTCCATAATGTATATTTATAACAGCGCCAGAGGCGCTGTTATATCGTAATTAAACGACTCTTTCCCAGTGTGAGTATTGGAATTCAACATCGAATGTCTCCAACGCATCGACAGTCTCATAAGATAAGTCAATCGCACCTATTGAGGTAGGAAACATGTTAAAGAATTCGTATCTTGCTAACACTGAATCGTCTTTATTTAATTGTTCTACAAACGCTCTATCTACTAGATAGTCAAGTGAAGTAATACCTTCGCCTGAGTCTAACGATTGTATGTCTGTTTGCCATGATTCTAATGCTGATCTAGCAGAGAACTCTACATCGTTGATGATTGTAACAGTCCAAGGTTCGAATGTTCTATCTCCTGCGAGTTTTAGTACATGTCCTCTAAACTGTTGTTCTACAACACCAACGGTAGCAGCTGGAATCTGTGCAGCTTGGCAAAGAAACTCGATTTTGTCACCCGATCTAGGAATGAACACTCTGAACCTATTGGCTCTTGGTCCACCACCGAGTAATTGTGCTTTAAATTGATCTATTGTTGCCATCTATTACTCCTTAAACTGCTCCGTATAGTTCTTCAAACTCAACGCCACTTCTTGAAGCGACAAAGTTTAATGTGATAAAGTTAATTGATCTATTAGGTTTCACGAATATTGAACAAACAAATTCGTTTCTATCGATCACTGAATCAGTATTGTTTGTTTCGTCACAAACTACTGAGAAATCGACAAGACCTCTTCTATTTCTTACATCTCTTAAGAAAGGTTCTACTGCTGATCTGAACTGAGCTCTTGTGAAAGCATCGTTGAATTCGAACAATTGTGCCTTAGCAGCAACTGCAATTGCTTTCTCTAGAACGATGAACAATCTTCTAACATTGATTCTATCAAATGCTGATGGTGAAGAAAGTCCAGTTTTATCACCAAATAGTACAGTCCCTTGACCTGGGAATGTTACGATTGGGTTGATTCTCTTTCTGTAAAGATCGTCTCTGAATTGTTTCTTAGGATTAAATGCAAGTTTAGTAATACCTAGATACTGACCTCTTGAGAAACCAGCAGGTGAATACCATGGGTCTTGTAGTAAGTCTGATCTTACCATAATACCTGCGGTATGTCCGTTTCCTGGTACCCAACAATACTTGTCATTGTATCTATCGTACATATAAACCCAACCACTATCAAATACTGCATATGAACTTGAAGTTACTGAAGCAAAATCTGCCTCTACATTTGATGCCTGTGTTGATTCTGAAGTTACATTTACTAATGAACTTCTTCTTGGTGAAGCAACAACCATGCAATCTTTTCTATGTTCTGCAATTGAAATAGCGTGATTTACGATTGTGTTATGATCTGCAACTATGTCTTGATCTGTTCCTGAACCATTGTCTGTTCTTGTTGAACCACAAATTAGGAATGAGATATCAATAGTTTCTGAATCTTTGAAGTGTAAGTCCCAAGCAGCTGTTATATCGCCTGCAACTTTTGATCTACCATCTTTACCACCTGATAGTGAGTAATTTTGTGGAAGATCAGGTCTACCGAAAGCAGTAGACTTAGATTCTTCGATTGTTCTATCGCCTGTAGCAGTTGTTAGAAGGTCTGTATCATGACCTGACCAGTAAATCCACTCTGATTGTTCTGCAAGAACAGTTTTGTAGAAGTTTGATCTACCTTGTGAATCTTTACCGTCAGATGCAAGTGATAAGAATGGGAATACTTCTAAAACTGTGTGTTTTGTTCCTGTTATTCCGCCATCTTCGTCAACTACAACTAAGTGAATCTCGTCTTCTGCACCGCCAGCGGCTGTTGAAACTGCTGATTTTTCAGGTTTCTTGTCGAAGAGTTCATGGAACTCCCAAAATCTGTCGATAGCTTCGTTATCGATTACTGCTGATGTTAATCCACCAACTGTTGGTGTACCAATCGATTCGATTGTTAAGTTATCAGTAGCAATTGCTGTGATTCGATACTTTGTGTCATGTCCTGAGAATTTGATTATATCTCTAACTAAGAATTTAACTCCTTCGCCTGTTGTTACTGGTATTACTGTTTGACCAGCATCAACACCTGAACCACTGTTCACATTACTTGCTGAATTGTCGAAGTATCCGTTTGATGAGGCACAAACAGAAACTTTAAGGTTGTTACCCAACGCACCAGCGTACTTAGCGATGTATTCACCTACTGTACCTTCTTGTGAACCGTCAGCATATGTGTTATCATACTGATCTCTGTTCTTTAGAAGCGTTGTAGCTGCGCCATCGACATTCGCACTGAACAATTGTGAAGTGGACATTCTGACTACTCTAAGTGCCGAACCGTATTTTAAGAATGAGTCTGCTGTGTAAAAATCTTCAGCGCCAGCTGGTGTATTCTTAGGCTCATAGAATTCATCTATTAACTCTTGAGTGCTAGATACTGTTTTTACTTCATCAACAGGACCCCATTGAAATGTCCCAGCGAAAGCGCCAACTGTTGAGCTTACGGCAGGAACGACATTCGATAGATCAATTTCTTTGATCTGAACGCCTGGTGATACTTGAAATGCCATACTTTTCTCCTGTTTAGTAAAAGTTGTTTACTGTTTTATTTATATATTCCGAAATCTCTACGGGTTATCCGTATACCATCTAACACCTTCTTTATCTACAAATGACTCTTCAATACCGTCAGTACCGAAGACTCCAGCAGGTAATAAGTCATCTTCTATAAGTTTTTGTTGTTCAGAATATAGTAAATCCTTTACTTGTTTATCTGTTACATTTGTGAAATAGTCAGTTGTAATGAACCATGAGAATAGAACTAGGTTCATAACCATATCGTCATGATATCCTCGATCTGCTTCAAAAGATGAGCCTTTATTAACAAAGGTCATTAGTTCAGTGATGGTGTGGCCATCTACAACTGTGAGTCTATTTTCTTCAAGCAACTCTTTCATTGTCGAACAACCTATTCGTTTGATCTTTCTTGACATAGTAACACCGATGTCATCTGCTTTGGTCATACCTTGCACAAAGACATTTGGATATTCTATATCATAATGAAGTTGAGTTGCGACCATTCCGCCCTCAGCATTGTTCTCGATGATTATTAATGCTTCGTTATATGGTCTTACATACTTATTTAGTAAATCTGGATATAGCATAGGACTTACACTATTGTCCCGATAGGTACATACTTGTTTGAATGGGTTTGATGTTACATCAAAAACTGTAAATGTCGAGTAATCTAGTCCACGCCCTTTAGAGACATCAACTGTGCATATGTATTCGTGGCCTTCTTTGGGTCTCTCATAGACTCTAATTTCGTTTTTAGACCAAACAGCCTCCAATGACTTAAGACCGAGTAAGGTATTACTGTTGACCAAGGTATTTCCTGTTCCCAAGAAAGAGTTTCCGTACTCTTGTTCGAACTGTGCTTCTGAGGTGTTGGCGATGGTCTGCTTTTTCCATTCGTCATCTCGACCTGGTACATCGTACCAATTAATTGTAAATGGTTTATATTCAGATTGATCATGAATAGCGCTCTCGTATATTTTATGGAACATATTACCTACGCCATTCGCTGTTGAAGTAATG